ATATCCACGACTACACCTCCTCAAACGTCAGCGATCCCTGCCAGCCCACAGGGTAATTGTATTGCCAGTTCCACTCTCCGGTCAGCCGCACGACATGCACAGTATCATACATGGGATTTGTCCATTGAAACGCAGCCGACTTCCCAACTGCTTTGAAAAACTCCCGCAGTATTTTAAAATCTGCATCGCTCATCGCCACCCACGAAAATGTCCATGACCCTGGCATCCGTGTCGCCCTTGGCCGGGTTTTTTTATAATTCGCATCGGTCGTTGTTGTTATCGTGCTGTCCTGGAGCGTTTCTTTGTATGATCCGCTGCATCCAAGCGCCGCTGACACGCCTGGTGCTTTAATATTGGGAAATGTCAGCATTATTTTGCCCCCAGTGCCATTTTTAAATTCGTTCCAAATCCGCCTCTGTCTCGAATGGCATGGTCCAGTACAATTTCACATACATATCGTCCAAGCCCTTCATCGTAGTGCGTTTCCTGTACCTTTACATCGCTGCCATTATTATTTATGATGTTCACCACAACGCCGCCAGTGGCGCTTCCGGCCATCCCGCCAGATCCTCGACCGGCATACGCCGTCCCGCTGGACAACGTTGGCGCGGCTATATACCCGCCATCAGCAAATTTCCCGGCATTCAGTGATTCCAGCAGAGGAGCATAGGCTGCGGTTGCCCGTTCATTCATGATAAATTCGCCATTGCTCACACGAATAAATTTACCCGCATCCTGCACATAGGCCATGATACTGTCGGATCGTCCGGTCCCGGCCCCAACGATACTTCCCCCATCAGCAAATGACAGGCTTCCTATCCCTCCGAGCCAGCTGCTTGTATCTGCCATGACTGTACTGCCAAAACCTCCGGATATACCGAGGCTTTTTGCTCCCCCGATGCTGCCGAATACGGACCCCAGTAAGCTGTTCACCATATTGGCGGCTGCCCGCTGGGCGACAATCTGCGCGATAGTAGATAAGACGGTATTGCCGAAATCATGTACCACATCCATGGCGCTTTTTGTCCCTTTAATGAAATCTGCTATAGATGTGGAAAGGTTATTGTACATATCGGCGCCCGCTGTGGCCACCATGCTCTGCACGGACTCGTGGGATTTATCCCATAGGTCCACATATTCCTTCGCCAGTTTTTTCTGGCCATCAAGCCAAAGATCATTTTTTCGATCATCCGGATTATATTGCAAATCCTTGATGATAGCGGCTGTGTTCCCCTGATTCTGCATGGCACTGATCCAGCGCGCGTGGGATTCTGCCATATCCTTATCCCGCTTTTTCCCCGCGGCCAGTACCTGGGCGTTATACCATTCATCCACGGCCAGCTGGGCTTCTTTGTCGCTTTTGTTTTTCGCGGCATTCTTAAACCGCTCATCTTTTTCCTTTTGGAGTTTTTCCAGGGTGATATCATATTCTGCCTGGGCTTCGTCCGCAAAATCATCCCGTACTTCGTCCAGGGCTTTGCGGGTATCATTCACCATGGTCCGCCTGGCTTCCGCGTTTTTCTTTTGCAGCTCTTCCAGCATCACATTCCCATATTCGGTTAGCTTTTTCTTCAGTTCCTTCGTATCAATACCGGCGGCAGCTATTTTATTTATTTCATTCCCCTTCTGCTGGATATTCTTGGAGAGCTTGGCCATACCGGCATCATACGCTGTATCTGTCTGGGCGTTTATCTCGCTGTCCATGGTATTGAAAAGATTGGCATAATCCTTTTTGGCCTGCTCGATTTTTTTGGCCGCCTCCAGGGCTTTTTTCCCGGCTTCATCCATTGTCCGCTGCACCTGGGCACCGCCAGTCAGGTCCGCCGTGCTGATATAGCCCTGCAGGGCTCCAAACCCATAGGAACTGGCCTCATCCATGCTCCCATGACGGACACCTCCGGTTGAATTTCGGGCAACATAGCCACCATTGCCGTCATAAACACCAACATGACCCTCCCACTCAATGATATCTCCCTCCCGCGGTACATATCCGGTTTCAGCCTCATGATAGGCTGATCCGGCTTTTTCTTTCATATTGTCGCCATTCAGGTCAGATATACCGTTAATTCCAGCTCCTTCCAGCATTGCTGATGCAAACGCTGCGCATTGGTGCAGGTCGTCAGCAGTATTGTCGCCGTGCCACATCTCGCCAAGATGGCTCATAGCATTTTCGAGCACAGCATCGCCGATCGGGACATCTACGGTTTGCACTTTCGGGATCTCTACCTTAGGAGCGGCAGCCAATGCGGCGCTCTTTCCTTTTTCGGCAGTTATGGCTGCGATCTTGGCCGCAAACTCATCATCTGCTGCTTTTTTCTTATCGTCTTCTGCTTGCTTTTCCAGCTCCGCCAGATAATCCTCATCGTTTGCATGACGCACATACCATGCATCATTCAGCTTAGCAACCTTATCTTCATCCGTGATTACCTCGCCTTTTGAACCTGTAGGGTTGTACCCGACAACCGGCTGGTACCAATTGCCTTCATCTTTGTTCCATTCGTATTTTGTTCCATCATCATCATAAAAGGTGTTTTCCTGTTTTGTTTTTGCGTCTGCCGCATACCATTCATGCAGCTTATAAACAGCATAGCCAACGGCAGCAGCAACTCCGAGCCAACCGCCGGCCAGGGCAAACACTGCCGATGTCACATTTTTTACAGCCGCACCTGCGGTTCCCATACTTCCGACCATCTTCGTTCCAGCGACAGATCCGGCTTCACCAGCGGCTAGCTCCTTGGTGGCCAGCAGTTCCTGCTCATTCCCGTGTAATACAGCGGCGGCAGCTGCTTCATTCTGTGCTGTTACTTCACGCGTCCCGGCAATAACAGCCGCTTCTCCGGCCCCGGTCTCTGCCAGTGCCATGCTATCAATCGCCCCGCTGGCTGTCAGCGCGCTTTCTGCGGCCGCTGCGTGTGTCTCTGTCATGCGGATACCAGCCTCAGCAGCAGATAGCTGCACTCTTTCCATCGCGGCGGATGTCTCTGCGGCGGACACTTCGGCCGCTTCGGCCTGTGCGGCAAATGCCGCCCTCATTCCGCCGGCTACCCGCTCCGCCGTAGCTGCGGCTCTCGCTTCAATTTCCGCGCATTTTTCAGCAATGATTGCGCTTGCTTCCTCCGCCGATTCGGTTGTTTTCATTGCCGCCTTGATGGCTGCCGCCTGCTGCCGCTGGGATTCCCGCTCAATGGCCGCAATCCGTTTCGCTATTTCCGCTTCATGCCTGGCCGTTACCTCGGCCTGTGCTTCATTCTGTACACCAGCGGCAATCTGTGCCTCTGCTGCGGCCTGCTGCCACAGGTTCATTGCAGACAGCCCTATGGTATTGAGTACCCCGACGATACCCCTGCCAATAGACAGCGCGGCAATCGCCCCGGCAACTTTCTCGATTCCGTCTTTATTTTCCCGGATAAACACGGCCGTCTGCGCCAAACCGCTTATCAGCCCGGGTATAAGCTCCTGTACCGTCGGGGCAAGTGCAGATGCAAAGGCCAGTTTTACCTGGTTCGTCTCCATGTCAACAACCTTCAGCTCCATGGCAATCCGGTGCATTTCCTCTGGATCCAGGCCAATTCCTTCAACTTTCCCGGCAGCTTCAGCTGCTTCATTGTACTCTTGCAGTGTTTTTGTGAGTGCCAAGCCGCGAACGCCGAGCGTATTCATCAAAAACTCTTGCCCGTAACCAGCCTGGGAGGCTGTTTTATATCCATCAGCCATATTCTTCAGCTGATCATTCAAAGGCAACAGTTTCCCATTCTGATCTGCCAGTTGTACGCCGCAGGCTTCTAATACGGACCGTGTTTTTTCTCCCGCCTCTCCGGATGCAGAGAAAGATTTATCCAGCCGCATCATTGCAGATGAGAATGTCGATGTATCGCCACCAGTAACATTGAGGATCCTGGACAGCTGTGCTGCCTCCGCGGCCCCTACATGCATACGCTCTGCCATGGTATAGACAGCGTCCCCTGCATCTACCGCGCTTTTGATAGCCGCCGTCAACCCTCCCAGGGCGCCGATGCCGGCTACCATCTTGGCGATCCCGCCGCCAATCTTTTCCAATGTTCCCGCAGTGCTCTCTGCTGCCTCGCTCATCCGTTTCAGCGGCTCAGGGTTCATAGCGGCATCTATATTGCTTTTGGCCTCATGCAGGGATTTATTCAGCGATGATGCATCTGCACCTATTTTTACCTTTAATTCTGTTATATTCGCCATTTCATTCTTCCCTTTTCCTTTGTTTTGCTGTATGATGATGTTGAAAGGAGTGATCTCAGATGTTCAAGATTATCTACGGAAATATCCCTTTCGGCTATATGTATTCCACCGGCTTCTCCCATGATAAACTCTGGGATTTTGGCAAGCCGGACATTATCATTGATAGCAATATCGCTCAAATTGAGCACACAAAAACCGTACAGAGTGCCAGTTTTCTCTTTACCATGGTCGGCCTCTTTATCGGTGCTGCAGCTTGCGGCTATTGGTTCGGATGGATTGGTGTTCCCTTCGGCGGTTATTTCGGTGCGAAGTTGTTTGGCTCTCGCACCCGCCAGGTATTCAGCGTCAGGCTTACCGATGGCCGTTATTTTACGGCTATGGCTGATAACGACATCTATAAACGATTGCTGTCACGCGCTCGATTATCCATTTATACACGCATAAATCAACATGCGGCCCGCTAGGGGCCGCTTTTTTATTGTCCAAATTCAGCCCGCAGCGCCCTTTCATCGTCTTCCCTCCGCGCTGCCCGCTGTTTTTTTATCTCATCCGGATAGATTGGCTCCAGCAGCTCCTGGGCGCTGACAGGCTTCTTCAGCATGGTATTCATCTGCCATGCTGTGAAATATGCCTGCCGCTCATCTTCGCGCCGTAATCTGTCCTTGTAGCCATCCACCATTTTCATTATTTCCTGCGGCTGCATAGCCGCAAAGGCATCGGGGTGCAGGTTGAGAACGCCATACGCAATAAGTTCGGTGTGCTCAATCCAGTCCGCCACCGACCGACACATTACCCCGCAGTCTCCTCGGCCGGTTCCTTTTTTGACGCAGTGAAGATTCCTGTTGCACGCAACGCATCCTCTACGCTGCGAATCACATCAAAA